GGGCTATTCTTTGCAGCTCTCTTGTGCTGTGCTCTAGTGCTGTTGGAAATTTCATTGTTTCGACGTTTTGTAAATGTTTTCATATTCACACTCCACTAGCCATCGCTCATGCAGTTCTGGATCGGTAAGTAATGCCAACTCAAGAAGGCCTACGTGCCAACTAAGGGCGGTTATCAATTCTTGTCTTTGGAGTTTCGACATTGTACTTAGGTGCTGTTTTCCTTTCATTGTTTCGACTTATTGGTTCAGTACAAATGTAATACTTATTTGCATAACTGCAAATACTATCCACCACCAAAACGGTATTGACCTGTATATGGTGATAGATCAAACCATTCACGCATCATTAATGTGTCACGCCAATCTGGTGACCTGCCAATAGCTTCTTTGATTAACTTCTTAGGTAGGATGCGCAGCTTTGTTTCATTGTCTACCTGATACGTCTTTAGCTGTGATAGCTCTTCTGTGATCTCTTCGCGATCGCTGTTGGTTAGGTCGCACTTTATCCATATACCACCCAAATTGATACGTTCAGCGAGCTTGTAGCAGCATTGAGACTGTAGGTTATAATAGTTCTCATATTCGTGCTTGCCTTCATTGCCGTCTATCTTGAATGGCTTAGCGTTGTTGACAAAGCCCTTTATTCCACAGTTGTCTACCACGCCACCACCTACGCCGTCCTCATCTGCTATGCATTTAGATTTTGGTATCTGGTGTTTTTTGCGCAGTGTGTTGATGGCTTGCTGTATCTCTGTGGTTTTGCTTATATCAAATACTACATGCTCTATGGCTACCCATCCATCCCATACGATTATGCGTGCCTTATCTGAGCCTAAACGCGCTATGTCTGCCGTTAGGTACTTTGTGCCGCCCTGTGCAATGTGATCGTTTGTGAATACGCCTAACACTTCATCGTGACCACATAGCGTAGTAGGGTCATCTTCATATTCCCAGTCTCCAGACTTTAACCTCGCTTTGGTTGCTGTGTCTTTAATATCCTCAAGCCCCGCAATGTAGTCATCTGTTAGGTGCTCGTTGTCATAGTGGTACGCCTGTATGAATCTTACATCATCTTGAAGGGTGTTAACTACCCATGGCTTATATATGAGCCTGTACAGCCAGTTCCTTTTAGGGTTGGATGTGATCAGCAGTTTGCGCTTAAGCTTGTATTGTGCGTTCAGGTGTCGGCCTATCCTAGTCTTTAGGACCTCGTATGCTCTGTAGTCTGTTTCTCCACCTTCTTCTATCCATCCACCTGTATACTCTGTGGAGCCGAAGCGCTCATATAATGGGTCGCTGGGTAAATATCGCACGTCAAGCAAGTCGATGCGGCTACCGTTCTTAAATTGGATGTAATTATCGTTATTGTTTACCTTGAAGTCTGACACGCCTAGTAGCTTGGCCACCTTAAAGAAGCTGATTAGCGTTGATTGTCGTATACGCTTTAACTCTTCACGTGCAATAAACCACTTTGTGCGGGGGTAGGCTAGGCAAACAGTCATCAACCAGAAGCACCCCATGAAGGATTTCCCCCCACCAGCAGCACCGCCGTAAAGCAGCACAGTTGTTTTGTCGTCTGTTAGGACCTTATACGCTTGCCTCTGCTTCGCTGTCCCCTTCATCTGTCATAAACTTACCTACTAATTGCGTTAGGTCCACATGCTTGATCTCTTTGCCGTCAGATGTTACGTCGATCTTGTCGCCGTACTTCCTTGGCTTTAGCTTGGACGCAATAAATTTAAGTGTATCTACCTTGAGTCGGTCGCGCTGTATGTGATTGGTCCCAACAAATGGCTTCTCATCGTCACCATCTTCAAAAGCTACCTCGATCATTAAGTCGGCAAGGTAATCGGCTTGAGACTCTTTCGCGCGTGCGTACGAAGAGGATAGGCCTTTGCGTTCTGACTCCTCTTTGGCGTCATCATCATGCATCCACTTTCTGAAAGTGCTGTAGTCTATGCCGCAACCCTTGCATATTGTTACTAGGCTGTCCTTTGATGTGGCTATCCTTTCGCAGATTGCCTGCCATAGTTCAGGGGTGTACTTCTCTTTGCTCATGTTGTTGTATTCCTAACCTGTGTTAAATGACCTCTCTATGGGGTAGCTGTTTTACCTTGGATTCCTAATTGAGATAGATGCGGCCCACCTTATTGAATTGCGCACCCACTACTGGTATTTCAGGGACGCCACACTTTTTGAAGTGCTTGTTATCCTCCTGTACCCGCTTCATTTGCCGCGGGTACACCTCGAACCGCATCGGGTCTTTACTGCAAAAAGCAATCAGCGCCAGCCCTTTTGCCTTGCTGCGCCGCTTGGTTCTTGGTGTTCCTACATATCCCCGTGGTAAACCTACTTTATTCATCGCTTAAGGGGTCGTTAGTTAACAGTGTGATGTTCTTGTTCGTGTTGCTGTTGTCGGTGTGATCTTTGAGACCGTTTAGGCGCTGTGTTATACTGGCGTTGTATTGGCCAACCATACCGCCTTCTATCTGATCCCTACGTATTGCCTTGCGTATACGTGAACAGATAGCGATATACTCTTCGTATCGGTCCTCTTTGTTGCTAAAGTATTGGTCAAGTGTTGTGTTTAATCCTTGGTCTGCCACGTACCCCTCAAAGCCTTCCATTATTAGCGGTGTGACCAATGGCGTGTCTACCCTCTTGCCGTCCTTGCCTACGTATTCAACCTTAATGCGTGGGTTGTCTTTGACGTGCTTTTTGTACGCTGTGAAGAGTTCCCACATCTTTTCCGGTGTATCTATGTACTTACCTCCTTTTGGTCCTTTAGGCATTCTCTTTGTTTTGGATTAGCTCGGCCTTTGCTTGTGGGTCTTTCTCGTTGATCTCTTGCAGCAGCACGTTGATTTCTTCGTCTGTGTACATTCCATGCACTGGCTCAATTCTTTGTTCTGCTTTGTTTTCGAAGTTGTATGCATGGACTATGGAAACGTTGAGAGCTTCCTGTTCTTCAAGCTTTATTGATCCGAATGTTTCACGGGCTTCTATGCTGTTGAACTCTACTACTAATATTTTTCGCCGCTTACTCATTTGATTTGATCTAGGAAACCTTTTTTGCTTGTGCTCCTGATGTGTGGGTACTTCTCCCGCAACTCTGGTAGGCTTCTTTTTTCGTCCGGCTTCTGATCGATGCCCACGAATTTAACCTTGGTGGAGCGCTCTTGTGTCGCTTCTCTTGGTTGGTAGCTCTTTAGGTAGTTGGAAACTACTTTGATAGCTGGCGGTATGCAAGCGGGGCACGATGGTTTAAGTACTCTTCCGCGTCCTGTTGTTGCTTTGGTTACGTCATAATAAGCCTCGGTAAGCTCGTCGAGTTCGTTAGCTGTTAGCTTTGCGTGCTCGACTTCTAGCTTATTTCTTAGGTCTTTGCTGATGCTGATCGTTGGATACATTGTTTTGGATTAGATGTGCAGCAAGAAAAGCCGCCATGGGTTGAAGTATGTATTTTGAGTTGATTGCTTGTTCTGGTGTACAGTAAAGGCCGTTGTCTATGAATATGAATGCTATTGAGGTGAGTATTGCTGTCCACCATGTAAGGCAAGGCAAGCACGCTAATACTGTGATCTTCTTCTTACGGCCCTTGATCATCTTGCGAACCCTAAACTCTATATTGAGGTCACCATGAAAATACTTTGCAATAAACATACTAACTATGATGATCTCCATATCTCTCAATTACTGATTGTTTGACAAAGTTAATGCACTCTTTTATCAATCGGCGGCAAACGTTGGTATCAATATTCAATTGCGTTATACTGTCGCCTGATGCGTGTCGTTTGAATAGCTGTACCTCTTCTCTAAAGCCTTCCGCTTCTATCTGCTGTATGATCTTCTGCATCTTGATTGGGTCGTACTCAAAGAACGGTGATGGCTCGTGTATTACCTTCTGCTCTTCGTGCCAATCATCGTCACCGTTGAGATGGTACATCTTGCTGCTCTTTGGCGCTCCAGTTGTGTGCTCTTTCCATCTTCCACTTTTTACCTCATTTCGCATTATGCGAAAGAAGTAGGTATTGGGGTGCTCTATTGTGTCAAGCCTTGGCGCTATCTTCTCGTAGCAGATATGAACTAAATCTTTTGCCATACCTCCTACCATTGATTCAGCTATTCCGTACTGCTTTTGAATGTCTAACACATTGCTAAGGTATAAAAAAGGGCTGACAAGTTAATAACAGCCCTTTTCTGGTGGTGGTTATCTACTCCCACGTCCCGCGCATTGCTCAGTATCAGTATCAGTATGTAAAGAACTTTTTAAATTGCCCCGCAGGTTGTCGCACTAACCAAACGAGCCTGCGGGGCTCCTGTCATCAGATAGACAGGTTAATTTTGTTTTACCCAACAAAGCAACCTTTGAACCTCTTCGTTCATTGCCTCGCCTCTGTTGGGATTGTTTAGTAATGCTGAAAGATACAATAATAGACTATACTTAGTATCTCTGTGGTGGGGCTGCTCACATACTGACGTTTCAATATTAGATGCGTCCCCGTGCTCGTCTTCAAGCTTTCTAGCGATGATCTTGCACACAGTTGACTTGCTTATTGAAAACAACTTAGCTACCTCTCCTTGGGTGCAGTCGTGTTCTGTCCAGTACTCGTAAACCATTCGGTATACGGTGTCGCGCTTCTCTTTTGATATAGTGCTGATAAATGGTATCATTCAAATATTATAGTTGCTGTTTGATCATCTACATCAATGTAGGCAGATGTGCAGCGGTATGTGTTATTACCTTCTTTCTGAACGTC